GATTATATCAAGGATCAGTTAACCCAATTGCTACATTCCCTGGAGTTGGTACTGTTATCTACGGTCAAAAGACTTTACAGAAGAAACCTTCTGCTTTAGACAGAGTTAACGTTAGAAGATTATTAATCGCTCTTAAGAGTTACATCGGTCAAATTGGAGAAACTTTGGTATTTGAGCCTAACACTCAAGTAACTCGTAATAAATTTATCAATCAAGTTAATCCATACTTAGAATCAGTGCAACAAAGACAAGGCTTATACGCATTCCAAGTAATAATGGATGAAACTAATAACACTCCAGATGTGGTTGATAGAAACCAATTAGTTGGTACTATCTACTTACAACCAACTAAGACTGCTGAATTTATTCAATTAGACTTCAACATCTTACCAACAGGAGCAACATTCGGTCAATAATAACAAATAGAATATCAAATGAACGATAATACAATCATTAGAATCAAAGTACCAGCGCATTTATACGAGAGTGTAAAGGCTAAGTTAATAATCAAAGAAGAAACTGAAACTCCTGTAAAAGAGGACAGCAGAAGAGGAATGGATGCAGACACAATCGAGGCTGTTAACAGAGCACTTAAAATGATAATGCAAGAAATAAACGTAGAAAAGGATCCCCAACAAAGAGACTTGCTTAAAAAAACTAGTGTAAACCTTGGTCAAATTTCGCAATGGTTACAAACAAAATATGCTAGAAAAGGCGCAGAGGCTATGAACGAAGCTAAGAAGCTAGATCCTAAAAAAGCTGCTGAAGATAAGAAAAAAGCAGACGAAAAGAAAAAGAAAGAAGCGGAAGCTAAGAAGGTTGCTGACAAAAAAGCTGCAGATATGAAAAAAGCGGCTCAGAAGAAAAAATAAGTAGAGTAATATTTATACTAAATACACTAAAAATGCCAGTATTAGACCCAAATGAAATAATGTTTACCGCTTTCGAACCTACAGTATCGAATAGATTTGTAATGTACATAGACGGTATTCCTTCATATATGATTAAAAAAGCAGACGCTCCAGGTGTTACTTTAAACGAGATCAAATTAGATCATATCAATGTTTATCGTAAGATCAAAGGAAAGGCTGAATGGAGAGATATGACTTTATCATTATATAACCCAATTTCTCCATCAGGCCAACAAGCAGTAATGGAATGGGTACGTTTACATCATGAGTCTGTAACTGGTAGAGATGGTTATTCTGATTTTTATAAGAAGGATTTAAACTTATCTATTATTGGACCAGTTGGAGATATCGTTTCAGAGTGGATCATTAAAGGAGCTTTCATCAAAGAAGCAACTTTCGGTAACTACGATTGGTCTACCACAGATCCTACTGAGTTAACAATTTCAATTGGAATGGACTATTGCGTCCTCAACTATTGAGTTCTTAATTATCAATTTACTAAAACCTCTGATATTTATAATAAAAGAGGTTTTTTTATGCTTAAAAATTACTTTGAAATCATTAGATTTGCGATAAGTCAAAAAAGAAAAAAAGGAGATGGTGTCTATTACGAATCTCATCATATTGTACCAAAATCATTGGGTAAAAATAGTGCCACAGTCTTATTAACTCCGGAAGAGCACTACAAAGCTCATAGGTACTTAGCGGAAGCCTTTGCTGGACACACTTCTTACGGTCAAAAAATGCTATGGGCTTTTCATAGAATGGCTTATGATAAAGATAGGCGAATAACAAAAGAAGAGTACGCAGAAGCAAGAAGTTTATTAATGCCGCTGTGGAAAAGAAAGAAGACAGAAGAGTGGAAAGAGAAAATGAGTAATATCATGATTGGAAACACAAATGGCTTAGGGGGAAAAAAGAATTGGATAGCTTCAGAAGAACAGAGACAGAGATATTCAGAAGCCGCAACAAAAAGACAATTGGGAAAAGTTGGAGAAGAATCTAGAGCTTCTAAAGGCGCAGTAATATATGAAAAATACGACGGAACAATAATAGAAGCCGGTAGTGCTTTACAGTTAAGTAAAATATTAGGCATACATAATAGTACAATACAATTTAGATTAAGAGATAAGCCCGGATTAATGTATAAAGGATATAGTATATCTTACAAAGAAAATCACTAGAGTCTTTTTTTGTTCCTGGAAACCGGAATCAATTATATTTATTTATAAATAAGTTACCAATATGTCAGAACAAAAATTTACGGTGCCAACCGAAATGATCGACTTGCCTTCCAAAGGTAAAGTCTATCCAAAAGAAAACCCTTTATCAGCAGGAGTCGTGGAGATGAAATATATGACTGCTAAAGAAGAGGATATACTAACCAATGTGAACCTGTTACGTCAGGGCTTAGCTATTGAGAAGATGCTTAAGTCACTTATTAAAAGTCCCATAGTCTATGAGGATCTAACCCTAGGAGACAGAAACGCGCTTCTTATCGCGGCCAGAATATTGGCTTACGGTAAGGACTACTCTTTCTCTTATAAGAATCCAAACACGGGAGAAGATGAAAAAGTACAATACGATCTTCAAAATTTACAGCACAAGAAAGTTGATTACTCTTTGTTATCTAACAATAACGAATTTATGTTCAATCTTCCTCATTCTAAGAACGCTCTGACTTTTAAGATTCTTACAATCGGAGACGACAAAAAAATTGAAGAGGAATCAAAAGGAATTAAAAAAGCGTTGGGTCAAGAAGCCGGATCTTCTTTAAGATTGAAGTATCAAATAACTTCTATTAACGGAGATTACTCTACAAAAACAGTTAGAGACTTTATCGATTCAGGAGCTTTATTGTCTTTGGATTCAAACCCACTTAGAAAGCATATTTCTGAAATTTCTCCAGATTTAGATATGAATATTTCGTTCACATTATCGGACGGAACGGAGGTCTCTACTGATCTGCCTATGACGGCAGAGTTTTTTTTTCCCGGGAGCGGATTATAGAGCCATATTTATGACCGAAGTCTTTGAGCTTACCTATCATGGAGGCGGAGGTTTCACCTATTCTGAAGTCTGGAACATGGATGTGCCTAAAAGAAAGTTTAACTTAAAGAAGATAAACGAGCATTTAGAAAAGGTTCAAGAGATGCGGGACGAACAAAGCAAGAAAGTTACGGAAAAAACTGATACCAGCAAATTAAAGATCCCAGATTACATCAAGCCCAAGTCGGAGGATAGAGTTTTCGTATCCAAGGTAAAACCTAGATCTTAAATATTTATTTTAGACTAAATCACCCAAATGGCCAACGAGAAAGATGATCAGAGGAAAATAACCTCAGAAACTATTGAATCCCTTAAAATTGCCCAACAAGCAAACGCACAACAGGACTTAAATAGTGAATTCAAAGATTCTATTAACTTATTAAAGAAGATAAATTCTTTGATCGAAGACTCTGTGTCAAAAACTCAAACTCTAGAAAAGAGTGCTATTAATACGAATAAGCTAAAAAGGGAGTTAGAAAAAATAGAAAAAAAACAAGCTACTACGCAAAGGGAATTAAACCAAGCTAATCAAACAGATAAAGTAATAGCTGAAGAGTACTTAAAAAATGTAAAAGATAGAAATAAAGTAGAAGAAGAACTCCTAAAGAGAAGATCTTTGGGTTTAAACGTTTCTAGTTTACAGAACGATCTTAGACAAATAGAAGCTAAAATTTCTTCAACTATTTTACAAAACGGTCAAATTGACTTAATAGCTAAAATGCAAGCTAACGAACTTCTAAAAGAAAGAGTTGCAACTTTAGAAGAAGAAATAGTAGCGGAAAAGAAAATAGAAAGCAGCGTAGGTTTGATTGGAAAATCTTTGAAATTAATGAATAAGTATCTATTATTTGGAAAAGATACTTACGGTAAAATGGTCGAAGAAGCAAGAGGCGGAGAGATTTCCACAAAAAAATGGATTGGCGCTACATCAATACTTGCAGCAGGAATTTATGTTGCATTTAAAGCATTGGAGGCAGGAGTTGGCATAATGAATAAAGCAGTTACCGCAATTACAGGAAGCGGCGGTCCTCTATCAAAATTAGTTTCTCCATTCACTGATCTTATTAGTAAAATTCCTCTTATAGGTGGATTGTTGGGAGGTGTCCTTGATATGCTAATTAATGTTGCAGATTTTGCAACAGAATCATCCTCAGCTATACAAAAATTTGGAAGAAATTTAGGATATTCTGAACAAGAAGCAACAAAATTAAATAATCGTTTTAGCGATTTAGCTCATTCCTCAGGAGATCTTTTATATAACTCTAGAAAAATTAGAGAATCAGCAACTGAATTATACGATGCTTTAGGAATAACGAAAGGACTATCAGATCAAATAGTGTTATCCAACATTAAGCTAAAGGAACTTGGTGAGTTAGATTTAGAAACAAGAAAGGAACTCGCGATTGTTACTTTAAATACAGGACGAGATCAAGATAAATTAGCCAAAACGCTTTATGGACAAACAAAATCCCTAGAAAAAACTTTGGGCGTAAGCTTTAAATGGCAGCAAATACTTAAAGAGGCTTCTAGTTTGTCTGGCTATTTAGGATTGAGTTTTACAAAGTATCCAGAAAAGTTACAAAAATCTCTAATGATAGTGAAAGCTACAGGTTTAGAGATGAAACAATTGGATAACATAGCGAATTCACTTTTAGACTACGAATCTTCTATAGCTAGTGAATTTGAAGCTCAATTAATGACCGGAAAAAATATTAACCTAGCTAAAGCAAGAGAATTATTTTTGAATAATCAACTTGCGGAAGCCGCTCAAGAAATAACAAAACAAGTAGGAACTTCAGAAGAATTCTTACAACTAAATAGATTCGGGGCAGAGGCTTTAGCGAAAAGCTTTGGAATGTCTAGAGACGAATTAGGAAATATGCTCAAACAACAAGAGTTGTTTGCTAAAGTTGGAGCTACTGATTTAAAAACTTACCAACAAAGATTGGTCACGCTGAATGCTACCGTCCAAGGTCAAAAAGAATTGGTATCATTAATAGGAGAACAAGAGTATAGCAATTTTATGAATCAAACTGCTACTGAAAAAATAGCAAATTTCATGGATAAAATAAGACAATCTTTTGCGGATCTTTTAAACAATTCTAGTTTTAAAGGTTTTATAAATAAAATACTAGATTTTCTAGCTAGCCCTGAACAAATAGACAGTATGATAAAAAAATTGACCGGCTTTGTTTCTTTAATGATTAGATCAGTAGCAGAAATAGTTAATGGTTTGGATTATGTAGTAAGAGTTTCTAGTTTAGGATTTGGAGATATAGACAATTCTATTATAGATAGATTAAGAGGAGCAGCTGCAGCAGTGGGTAATATGAATATGGGTATTATGACAAATTCTCCCGCTCCAACAACCGTAGGAGGTGCAGTAGCTAAAGGAAGCGCAAACGCTTCAACTGTTAATGTATCTCAAGGATCGATGGGAGGAGGCGCTTATACTGGACCTAAAATATTAGAGTTAAACGTTACGGGAAAAATAAATACACAAGACGAAAGAACTTTTGCTAGCTTTACAGCCAAAGGATTAAGTACACCTTACGGAAATTCAGATCTTCAAACTGGGAATTTTAACGCATATTAATTAGCATGCCAATAATACCTTCAACATCAGGAAAAACTATAACGCCTTTAATAAGTTTAAAAACAGATTTAAAGTCTTTGAAATTTGGCGCAGATTTGCCAGGATACGGATCTTCCAATCAACCGTTTATACAAACTCAAATACCTAATGATTTTGTTTCAAATCCTTTGCCAGCTTCTGGAAACACACAACCTATTTTTAGACCAACATCTACAGGAGGATTCGATTATCCAAGAAGAGGAACTCTTAATAGCGTAAATTCGGCTTTAATTAATGGATTTGGATTTGTAGAAGTAGAAGCAAGAGGAGAAAATTACTCTATTTCTAATATTATAGATCATAGAAGAATAAAAGCTTTTTTAGAAACTGCTAGAGGAAAAACTTTTTTGGATAAACAAAAAAACTTACAACTTTCAAATCCAAAAACAGAAACTGGAAATACATTGTTTGGTCAATTTACAACCACTTCGATACTTCCAGGACTTATAGAAAATACAAGAGTTTACAATAACGGTAGAAATACTTTACAACAGATTAAAGAACAGGGTAACGGCTTTCATATAAGTAGAATAGGATTAAGTCCATTTAACTATTTAGAAAAATTTTACATAGACGTAGTAGGAGCACAAAACGCCTTAAACGAAAAACAAACGAACAGACTATTAATATTACAAAAGCTAAAAATAAGATCTTCTGATCAAGTTTTTACTGAAGATAGAGAAAGCATAGCTAATTTGAACCTCGTAAACAAGCTTGGAATTTCTTACGATAAGAGTTTGATATTTCAATATTTGGGAGGACCAGGATCTAGTTATGGTTTAGGCCCTACGATTATAAAAAGATACGACGATACTACGAGTCTAGTAAACCCAGCAGTTAGATTAGCTTCGACTAGAACCATGACTTACGATACCATCTTAAATAAAAATACAACACCTGGTTTAACTAAGATCACTGACTTTAGACTTAGTGTACAAGACGAAAGTATTAGAAAGCAAGCTTGGGATTATAATACACAAAGTTTAGAATCTAAATTTTATGTTGGTATAGGAAATTACAAAGATAAAATGAATAAGCTTATGCCTTTCATTTTTAATAGCGATACAGATCCTTGGTCTTCTGATTTAGTGCTTAACGAAGAATCTAAAGACATTATTAAGTTTGTATTTGAATGCGTAGACAACGATAACCCTTCTACTTCTGTTGCTATATTTTTTAGAGCATTTTTAACCGCTGGTTTAACTGACAATAATACTGCTGAACTTGGATCTTTTAAATATATGGGTAGAGGAGAAACTTTTTATACCTATCAAGGTTTTACAAGAAGCGTAAACTTTTCTTTTAGAATAGCTGTTGGATCTTCTGAAGAGTTGGTACCTCTCTACTCTAAATTGAACAGATTGATTTCTCAAGTGTATCCTGATTACTCAGATAAGACTAGCGTTATGAGAGCGCCTTTAGTTAAAGTTACTGTAGGAGATTATTTATTTAGAATGCCAGGATTTTTAGAAAGCGTAAATGTAACGATAAATAATGACGCAACTTGGGAAATAGAAGACGGTAAACAACTTCCTCAATACTTAGACGTAAATGTGGCGTTTAAACCTATATTCAAAAATTTACCTGAGAGATCTAAAATAGATTCACAAATGGCTATTATAACGAATCCTAATTTATCTTCTTTAGATACTAATATATTAAGAAACGCCTCTATACTAGGAACTGTAGCCACTTTTAATTCAAATCAAGCTTAAAAATGAATAACAGATACGATACAATATCAGTGACAAAATACAACAGTACCGGTAGTCAATATTATGTAAACGCTATTTATCCTGATATCCCATATTCTAATGATGATAACTACGTTATCACAACTTCTGGAGATAGATTAGATTTGTTGGCTTTTTCTTTTTATGGAGACTCCAATTTATGGTGGGTAATAGCATCAGCCAACGCTTTGCCAGGAGATTCTTTGGTACCAATTCCAGGTACTCAATTAAGAATTCCTATTTCTATAAGAGAGATAGTAAATAGTTACAAAGAAATAAACAGCATAAGATAAACCTATGGCAAATGGATTCGAATTTAGAACGTCTAATGTAATAGGCACACCGTTATTCCAGTATGTAATAAATCAAATAACAGAAAGATCTGCACGAACTTCAAGTAAAAATAAGAGTAACGATGATTTAGTTTACTTGGCAAATAAAACTGCCTGGTTTAGAGCAATATCTTCTATACAATTACAAAGCGGGCAGTTATTCGAAGAGTTTAGAAGAATATATAACATTACAGACGAAAACGACTTGGCAAAAAAATTCGTACTTTTTGCTGGAACCTCTGCGTATAAAAGCGAAAACCAAGGATTCACGTATAACATTGCAGAAAATGGATACGAAAATTTTATAAAAAAAGATGCTGATTCATCAAATTACGAAGAAGTACAAAATTATGGATACAGACCATTACCAGGAATTACGTCTGTTCAAATAGATACTCAAGGTAAGTTAGGATCTATAAGAGCAGCAACTATAAATTTCAAAGTTTGGGACAAACAACAATTAGATGTAATTGATGCTTTATATTTTAAACTAGGATATACAATATTTTTAGAGTGGGGAAATACTTACTATTACAAGTTTGGAGACAATCAACTTTACAAAAGTGAAGATTTGACTATAGACCCATTTTCAAAAACCATAAACACTAAAGAGGAGATAAGCTTACAAATAGCAAAAAATGTAAGAAAATCTGAAGGTAATTACGACGCTATGTTGGGTATAATTACTAACTTTAATTTTTCTTTTAATCAGGAAGGTGGTTACGATTGCTCTTTAACAATTCAGGCTTTGGGAACTTTGGGAGATAGCATAAAAATAAATCACCCTTCAAAACTTCCTAATTTATACATAAAAGAAATAACTAAATACGTACAGAGCGAGTATCAAGATAGAATAAATGAAAAAAACGAAA